ATTCGTTGTTCTTTGCGAACATTTGCACGGACTTCTTCAGTGGTAAAGTTAGCACCCATCTGAATAATGTGTCGTTTAAATAGCTCACATATCATTCCATCTCCGAAATTACTTTCTACAAGAAGACGACTAACGTTATATTTTTTACCTAACCGAACAATACTAGAGAGGGTGGTATCAGAATAACCATCACGGTAGGCAACCATGTCTCTAACAAACACATAACCATTGGCCTGACTAAGTACAACTGCGACCGTTTCGTCAGCTCCCCTCCCGCTAGGGTCAACGCTTACGACCGATTCGCTGTACTCACACATACCCTCATCTATAAACATAGGGGTATAGAAACGATCCCCAGGCAACCCAACTGGGTTTAGATCTTTGATCATGTATCTAGGATCAGCAGACCAGGCATAACGCTCGGCACATTCATTACCTAGGGGAGTAACGATAAGGTCTTGGAACTTAAGTGGGAACTTCTCACTATCAGATAGCGAGGTATCCAACATAAATTGCAACTGAAAGTTTGAGCGGCCCATGGCCGACTCACGCTCCATCAGGTCCAGGTCACTGAATCTCGTATCTGTAGGTGCGCCGGGACTCTGTCCTTTCTCAATATCTTCGACCAACTGCGGTGCGAGAAGTCCTTCGTACTTTGATAAATCTTCGGGGTATCTTGCGGGCCACACGAACGGCCTATAAGATCGTTCGGCCAAACGTCTGTAGACCGTAAACGTCGACTGCGGAGTCCCCAGAAATAAAATTCGGCTATCATCTTTCGGTGTTAAAATAGATTCAGATTCAGTTACTAATTGTAAAAGTTTCTCCCGTTGGATGTCAGAATAGGAATTCTGGGGAACCTCCACATCGTCAAATACTAGAACGTCAGCACGGCTTCCGGTCATCTGACCTTGTATGCCTACACTTTTAACGGAAGGAGCCTGGTGGGGCCTTGCTGGGCCTACATCAAAAGATATTCTAGACCAGCGTTGATCTGCATCTTTGGGGCCTAGATGACCAAGCCATTCAATATCAAGGATAAGCTTTTGACAGAAGATAGAGAAGTTATCTGCTCTTTCTTTTGAAGCTGATATAACCAAGATCTTACGGTCTGGATCGTTGAACAAAATCCATAAAACAAAAGCAGCAGAGATCCAACTCTTACCAACACCTCGAAAGGCTGAGATCTGTAATCGTTTAGGACCGTGTTGTAAATAGTCAGCTATACAGAGTTGTGCTCTTGTTGGTTTGGGAAGATCAAGCTCACGCCAAATAAGTGTTAAAAAAGCTTTAAAATCAGTCTTGATTTTTATCTCTAGTTCGTTTAAATTCATAGGTGTATCTGATGACATCTAACCCATCAACATCAGAAGGCTCTGAGTAGTGGCTAGGAGGCTCTATAACGGGGTCTTTGGGTATGTGGGGTGCAATCCCCTTCTCGATTGCTGCAGACGTCTTAGCGTCGATCCAAATGGTCTCTAGGCTATATAGCCATCCTTTTAAAAAGAAAGCGAGTGGCTTAGATAATTTCTTATCCAGCCACTTAGCTATATCCCGAAACTCATTGAGTCGGAATTTTATTTTCATTTAGTCTTTGTATTGTATCGTTTGCCTTTCCAGGTAAATTCTTTTTTACCTGCCTTACGGGCAGAGGCAAAAGCTTTATCAAAAGATTGGGCTTGAGTGCCAACCTTCTTAGGCCCAACTTTTTTAGGACCTACTTTGGCACGACTACGGACAGTGCCGTCTTTATCTTTTGTGTTGTACTTGCCAACACTAGAAGCAGACTTTTTAAGTTTGTTTTTGGCTTCCCTTTGCTTTGCCTTGCTAATAGGGTTGCGAAGAGCACCAGTAGCCAAAGCTGTAGCCATACCAGCCAACAACGTTTGTTTAATACCATCACCACCTCGACCACCACCACGGGGAGTTAGTCGGGAGGGTTTAATAGTGTTTTTGGCTCTGAACTTTAAACCAGGAGTAGGTGGTCCAGATTTAGGTGTAGAGGTAGAACCTTTGCGGGTTCCAATAATTCCTGACACCTTTCTATTGGGGCCTTGGACTGGGGGGTTTCTTGGGCCTTGGGCACCACGGGGAGGTGTCCTAGTTTGACCTTTACCAGTGGTAACTTTTGAACTACCTTTACCTTGCTGCTTAGCGCGGTCGGTAGATGAAGTTGGCTTCGGAGTATCCTTAGCTGATGCCTTGGAACGTGCAGATCGTCCTGATGAAGAGGTGCGTAACTGCCTACGAGTACGAGACTTCTTCCGAGGGTCTCTATTACTAGCCATATTTTTAAATTAGAATTAAGCTTTCTTTTTCTTCTTTGGAAACCCAGCTTTCATATTTGCGTAGGACTTAGCTGAGACCGTAGATTTCTTTTTAGAGCGGGAGGTACCAGCCTTCTTTCGCTTATTGATATTGGCGTAGAGGCTCATTTTTTCTTACCACCCTTCTTCTTTTTCTTTGCAGGAGGACGGCCCATCTTGCTTCCGTAAGTCCCTTTTCCGTATGGCATAGTATTAAATTAGTTTTGTGTGGATGTGGCAAATCCGATTTGATTAGCACCAACAGCATGAGCACGTCGTTGGTTGGCAGATAGAAGGTCCAACGCATCAGACGCCGTGGCAGTAGCACCAAGAGCTCCAAGAGCAGTACGGCATGTAGCGTCTAGGACATAAACACCACCTTTCTTTTTTTCAGTAGAGAAAACGGTGGATGGCCGCACAGTGGCGGTAGATGTAGTAGCTGTCATTTTCTATTAAATAGGTTGTCAATTTTGTGTTCGATTCGTATGAAGTGTTCTTCAAATCGTTTCATCGATTCAGTAACTTCACTACGGGTGATATAACGTTCAGCGACTTTTAGCTCAATGCCATCCATTCGCTTATCGTGTTCATGAAGACGAGTGCTGGTGCGACTAAACATCACACCCAGGCCACTCAAAGCGGCAATTGTAACCGGAACAATTGCTTCTAACATTTTAGGCAGCGTTCAAAATAGTTTGCATAAAGACGTCTATATGCGCGGACCCCTTTGCTTGATTGCAGGGGCGACATGCTGTTACACAATTGTCGGCATGGTCAATACCCCCTTTACATTTAGGGTGTATATGATCAATGGTTAAATTCTCAGTTGAGCCACAATATACGCATCTGTGACCATCCCGAGCCTTAATACTCTCTCTCCACATCCGTTTAGCGTCACCGCTTCGGAAGCAGAGGAGTTCGTGCATGAGGCTTCGGGGAGTATCCATTGGCTCATTAGGATTAAGGTGTAGTTAATTACTTTTTGGTTGACTTGCCGTTCTTACCATTACGGCCTCGATTCTTGGTCTTGTTTTCAGCGACCAACTTATTCTTTGTAGTGTGAGACATATCGGGGCCACCTTTACCGGCGATCCCTCTTTTTTTTCTCTCGGCCCAGCGACGAGCCCCTTCTCTATTTAACCGGCGTTTCTTTGCAGAATCAGGAGCCTTAGATCCTTTTTCCTTCTTACGATACTCACGGTCATAGGCCCGCTTTTTAGCAGCAGACTTAGGGGATTTTTTATAGTTCTTACTGGACCGGCTAGGACCTGCGTGCATTAGCCGTTTACATCTTCAAAGGTCAACTCAGGAATTAAACCAGCCAAAGCTGCGAGGGGAGACCCCGACACAGCAATACCGGTTACATCGTTTTTAGCTAGCCAATCAATCGCAGCCCGAAGGTCAGCGGTTGTAGCTTCACCGGACTTAATCCTGGTAATAATTTCAGTAGTAAGTAGTGAATGAAGCTCATCAAATTGGTCTTCAGTAGCTCGCTTAGTCATTAGTCACCTACCCGCCTCAATGTTTCACGTAGTAGCTCCGCTGCTTTGCGGATTTCAGTTACCTTTTCATCTTCCTTGCGGGAAGGCTTGAGGGTATCAATAAGACTCTTAGCCAAGGCGGCTACAGAATTTTCTTTTAGTTTAGATGATCCAATTACCTCGGAAGCAACAAAGGCAGCAAGAAACCCAATGGCTTCCATACTTAATTTAACGCCTAAGATTTCAACCATGATCTTTAATAATACGAATTAGTTTGTCTGAATAATTAGGGTCTGTGGCATACCCCTCTGTTTTAAGTAAACGAGCACACTCTTCATAGGAATATGCTCGGTTTACTCCCTTATAACCTTTGTAATCTTTGTACCACTTAGTTACTAGGTATTCGATGCAAGCGCCGGGGCTGTCAAAATCTTTAAACTCATCTTGAATAGTTACAGGACCATTCCCATAATCTTCCCAAGTAGTTTGAACTGTGCCCTTACCCTTAATGCCAAAGAAGTTGTTTTTACCGCTTGTATGTTTGCCCCAAGCTGATTCTAAAGCCCATTGAGCTGCTGCAACCTGGGGAAACGTAGCTCCACATTCTTTGGCCGCGTGGTAGATCCCGTCCCAGCTATTGGGCTCAAGGCTTACCACAGGCGTCGGAGAGCCTCTGTAAGACGTTATAAACTCTTCTAGGAGATAACTAGGCAAAGCCGCTGCTAATTTATCCCAGGCCACGTCCTGATGGGGCTCAGCTACATAGTATTTAGCGGCTTGTTTAAGGAAACTCATAAAGTCCATCGAAGCTTAACGAGTCGACTGTGCCAGCGCTAGCAACACCACCGCTAAAAATTACTTCATCATCACCTTCAGAAGCAATAATTGTATCTTCATCAAAGATTACAGTATCATCCACAACAGGTGGTGACCATAATGAGTAATCAGGGGAGGTTACATAAGCAGCCAACTCTTCAGTAGTAGTGGTAGCTTTAATGGTTGCTTCTTTAATGTTGCTGTATTCACGGATTTCAGCACGACGATCTAGGACATCTTGCGGAATAGAAGTTGAAGTCTCTGCGTTACGAGTAACATACCAATCGGTTAAAGA